GTGGTGCTGGTACTGCAACTGTTTCGGCTACTGCAAGCGGTGCATTTGATATTAATGAAGATGCAGACGGCCGTTGGGCTGTTGAGAAGTTCAAATCACTTCTTTTCCAAATTGAAATTGAAGCCAACTACATTGCAAAAGCAACACGTCGTGGTAAAGGTAACATCGTTATTTGCTCAAGTAACATTGCATCTGCTCTTGCAGCTGCTGGTGTTCTTGACTATTCCCCAGCGCTTTCAACCAACCTGAATGTTGATGACACAGGTAACGTATTTGCTGGTGTTCTTAACGGACGCATGAAGGTGTTCATCGACCCATTCGCTGACACTGATTATGTGACTGTTGGTTATCGTGGAACCAATGCATATGATGCAGGTATCTTCTATTGCCCATATGTTCCATTGACAATGGTTCGTGCCGTTGATCCTAACACCTTCCAACCAAAGATTGGTTTCAAGACACGTTATGGTCTCGTTGCTAACCCATTTGCATGTTTGCCAGGTGCAACTGACTCGCTTGGAGTTGATGGTCAAAACCCATACTTCCGTAAGTTCACAGTTACCGGTCTCGGCGGTGGATCTTATATCCCAACTGAACAATACGCTTCATAAGTTGGAGTAATCCCTTTAGGGAATCGTAAGGTGGGCAATCGAAAGGTTGCCCACCTTTTTTACTTTAATAAATACCTTATAATATGGCTACCAATTTATTATCATTGACTGGGTTTAAGATGCAGTTTAATACTGACCAGTTTTCTATGTGTGAGCGTCTTGCAGTATCAGCTTCTTTTCCAAGCATAAGCGTTAGTGAAGTTGCTATCAACTTCTCCAACAAAGCAGGCTATGTTAGCAGCGGATTCCTTGAGTATGGAGAGTTGAGCGTACGCATTGCTGTTGATGAAGCGCTAGGTGTATATGAAGAATTATACAATTGGATAAAGCGCAACAGTGAAGGAGCAGCATTAGAAACATATGGTCTTGTATTAAACTTTGTCACAAGTCATTTTAATGTATCACGCAGTGTGAGTTTTAACAGTGTATTTGCTAGCAGCATCAGTGGTATAGAATTAAACGCTCAGGCTACAGATGTAGAGTATGCATATATTGATGTGACATTTAAATATGACAGCTTTGATTTCCTAGATTAAAAACGTATAAATCAATCTAGAACAATGACTCTAGATGATATATTAAAAATGTGGGCTGAGGACATCAAGATTGATGAAGTTAATCTTGATGTTACTAGTATGAAGAGTGCTCAGTTGCACTCAAAATATCTTGAGCTATACAGCTTAAGTAAATTGCAATTTAAAAAAGGTGAATTGGGTATGGCTGTTCTTAAAAAAGATAAATGGTTATACTATAACGGCAAGATGAGTAAAGAAGATATGGACAGCCGTGGATGGAATTACGATCCTTTTGCTGGAATGGCCAAACCGCTTAAAAGTGATATGGATCTTTTTTATGAAACTGATGCTGACATTAGCAAACTTCGCATGAAGTTGGACTATCAGCAGGTTATTGTTGATAGTCTTAAAGATATTCTTGACAACATCAAATGGCGTCACTCACATATTAAAAATATTTTGGATTTTCGAAGATTCACTGCAGGAGTTTGATATGGCTGACATTACCGTAAAGAAAGTAAATGAGTGCACTCTAAAAATTTGGAGTGATGACCATGGTATACTCATGGAAGCGCAAGAATACTTTACTTTTTTTGCTGAAGGTTACAAATATATGGTGGCATTTAAAAATCGCATGTGGGATGGGCGGGTAAGACTCTTGGATATGCGTAGCCACACATTACCGTATGGACTCCTGTTGGAATTGCTTAAGTTTGCAGATGCTCGCAAATATACCGTAGAACTTGATCGTGATATACGTGATCGCACTCCTCAAAATAAAACAGGATTGGTTGACTATGCAAAAAGTCTAACTCTAATGGGTGGAGCATCCCGCATTGAGGCCCGTGACTATCAATTGGCCGCCTACTCGCACGCATTATGCGAAGGGCGCAGTTTGGTTATCAGTCCAACTGGCAGCGGCAAGAGTTTAATTATCTACATGATGATACGTTGGTATCTTGATAATCATGATGATAGTATATTGATTGTGGTTCCCACAACAAGTTTGGTTGAGCAGCTGACAAAAGACTTTGCAGATTATAGCAGTGCAGATGATGGCTTTGATGCTGACATTGATGTTCATAAAATTTACAGTGGCAAAGAAAAAAATAACTTTGAATCACGCGTAGTAGTTACCACATGGCAAAGCGCCATCACATTGCCTAAGAGTTGGTTTGCAAAGTATGGCATGGTTGTAGGCGATGAAGCGCATCTATTTAAAGCAAAGAGTCTTAATGCTATTATGAGTGCGCTAGTGAATGCAAGCTACCGCATTGGTACAACTGGAACTATCGACAACAGTCAGTGTAATGAATTGGTGCTGGTTGGCAACTTTGGGCCTGTGCATCGTGTTATTACAACAAAAGAATTGATTGACAGCAATACTCTTGCAGCTCTCAAAATCAAATGTATTGTATTGAATCACACTGAAGAGTTGAAAAAGATTGTCAGTAAGTTGGACTATCAGGCTGAAATCAATGCTATTGTAAGTCACGCTGGTCGCAATGCTTTTATTACTCGTCTTGCATTGGATCAAAAAGGTAATACGCTGGTGTTGTTTAACCTGGTTGCCAAACATGGCAAACCATTGTATGAGGCTATTCGCGCAGCTGCAGCGCCTGAGCGCAAAGTATTTTATGTAAGCGGAGAAGTTAATGCAACAGACCGTGAAACCATTCGAGAAATCACTGAACAGCAAACAGATGCAATTATTGTGGCCAGCATTGGGACCTTTAGTGTAGGGATAAATATTCGCAATCTCCACCAGATTGTTTTTGCTGCACCAACAAAGAGTCAGATACGTGTACTGCAAAGCATTGGCCGCGGACTACGAAAAAGTGATGATGGCCGAGGATGCACAGTGTATGATATATCAGACAACTTTAGCTGGAAGAAGAAAAAGAACTACACCATGAATCATGCTATTGATCGTGTCAAGATATATAATAAAGAAGGTTTTGAATACAAGATTTATGAAATTGAACTGCCATGAATAATACCATCGACACCCTCGAGCATCTAGACATTCGTGTATACAACACAGTTAGCGGTCGACAACTGATTGGGGAATTTCAGGAGCTGTATGATGATACGATTCTACTTAATAGTCCACTTGAAATGGTACGAGTACAGGTGCAGCAAGGTATTGGCGTTCGTATGGTGAATGCAGTACCACAAAATGAAGGTGAGCCAATGAGCCTTTACTTGCATGCAGTAGAAAGCGAATCCTTCGCTTCTGACGTTCTTAAGGAATCATATTATAAACAACTGGTGATTGATCGAATCTCGTCGTTATTTACAGAATCGTATGAGAATGGAATCAAAGGCGATGAGCAAACCTTAACTGACCTTGATCCTCCAGATTCATTTAAGCATGATTGGAATGGATCAGCAGACCGATGGAAGAATTGATTGTTTAGCGGTTGTTCTATTAGTATTATAACAAGAGTGAATAGTCTTGTAAATAACAAAATGCATTTCCATAGAAAAAAGTTGTTTACATTACTTTAAATTTTGTTATAATATACTTATGCAGATTGAAAAACCAAAAAGAAAAAGTCGTGGTACCGACTATGTTAATAACGCAATATTTAGTGAAGAGGTTATGACATATGTAAACAGCGTGACTACCGCTAAAGAAGCGGGAACCGAGCCACCCAACATTCCCAATGATATTGGTGAAGCATTCATGAAAATTTGTAATGGCCTAGCACGCAGCCCAAGTTTCATGAATTACAGTTACCGTGAAGATATGGTTATGGATGCAGTAGAAAATTGCGTTAAAGCAATTATGAATTATGATGTTACTAAAACTACTCGCACAGGCGCACCCAATGCTTTTAGTTACTTTACACAAATTGCATACTTTGCTTTCCTCCGACGTATTGCTAAGGAAAAAAAGCAAACCACAATCAAGCAACTTTTGATTGAAAAAGGTGGGATTGGTATGTTTGCACAATTTGATGATGATGCATTAAATGGCGGTGAAACCATGGTTGAAAAGATTCGACAAAAAAATGATGCTTTTTACAATGTTGAGCGCTGTACTTCAAATGGCGAAGCATTGCCTCAAAAGAAAACTGCTCCCAAAAGAGTTGCAAGTGTTAAGAAGAGTGCAGGCCCTCTTACAGATTTTTTAAATGCCTAATATGAAAATTGCAGTTCTCACGGATACCCATGCTGGCATAAAAACCGGCAGTGATATATTTCTTGACTATGCTGAGCGATTCTATAGCGAAGTATTTTTCCCGTATTGCCTAAGGCACAACATTAAAAAGATACTTCATCTTGGAGACTATTTTGATCATCGACGCTATATCAACTATAAAGTGTTGAATCGCAATCGTGCTATGTTTATTGATAAGCTGTATGAATATGATATGCATATGGATATTATCCCAGGCAATCATGATGTGTTTTTTAAAAATACCAACAATCTATGCAGCCTCAATGAAGTATTAGGCAAGTACTCTGAAGTGGTTACTGTTCATATGGAGCCTACGGTTGTTTCGTATGGCTCATTGGACATTGCGCTGTTGCCTTGGATCAATTCAGAAAATTATGCAGAGAGTATTCGCTTCATTGAGAGCGCACCGGCGGCATGGCTTGGTAGTCACCTTGAGTTGAGTGGATTTGAAATGATGAAAGGCGCACCGGCTACCAGTCATGGTATGGATGCTTCATTGTTTGGGCGCTATGAAACAGTAATGAGTGGGCACTATCATACCAAGAGTCAACGCGATAATATTCATTACTTAGGAGTTGCCTTTGAACACACCTGGGCAGATTGCAATGACCCCAAGTATTGGCATGTGATTGACACTGAAACACGCGAGCTGTTGCCAATCCGCAATGCCCTGTGTATGTTTAAAAAACTGGTATATGATGATACACCATATGATGCACCGGTTGAGGCAATCAACAGAATGGATTTTAGCGCAGTAAATGGAACCTTTATTAAAGTAATTGTTGCTGCAAAGAAAGATCCATTTGCTTTTGACAAGTACATCGATCGTATCAGCGCTCAAGAACCATTTGACCTAAAGATTGTTGAAAATTTTGCAGAGTATAATAGCGAGAACGTTCTCGATGAAGAAGTAAATGTCAGCGATACTAGCACACTATTAAATACTTATGTCGATGCAGTTGAAACTGAATTGGATAAAGGCCGCATCAAAACCAAATTGCAAGAACTCTATATTGAAGCGCAAAACGCCGATGCATTATGATTATTTTCCGTAAACTAAAATATAAAAATTTCCTTAGCGTAGGAGACAATGAAATTGAAATTGACCTTGACAGCATTCGCTCTACACTTATTGTAGGCCACAATGGCAGCGGCAAGAGTCTAATGCTGGATGCACTAAGCTTTGTCTTGTTTGGCAAACCGCATCGTAGTATCAACAAACCTCAACTTGTCAACAGCATCAATGGCAAAGGCTGCAAGGTTGAAGTTGAATTCAATATTGGGCCAAGTGAATATAAGATTGTGCGTGGTCTCAAACCCAACATATTTGAAATTTGGTTGAATGGCAATCTAGTAAATCAGGAAAGCCACAGCCGTGATTATCAAAAGCTACTTGAGACAAACATTCTCAAATTGAATCACAAAAGCTTCCATCAAGTTGTGGTATTGGGCAGCAGTAACTTTACACCATTCATGCAGCTTAGTACGTATGCTCGACGTGAGGTTATTGAAGACTTGCTAGATATTGGTATCTTTAGCAAAATGAATGTTGTGCTTAAAGAAAATCAAGCGAAGCTAAAGGATACAATTAAAGATACTGAATATCAATACAATTTGACCAAAGAAAAGATTGTGCTGCAAAGCAAACACATTAGCAATCTTAAAAACATCAACGCTAGCAATGCCGCTAAGTATGATGAAGAAATCACCGAATTGAGCAATCACATTGCAACATTAGTTGAAGCCAATGCTGCGCTTGCTGAAGAGTATGGCACAGAGTTTGGCAAGGCCAAAACCAAAAGCGAACGCGACCAGAAAACAAAAGCAAGTCTATTGTCTTATGAAAGACAAATTAAAGACAACATCAAAAAGATTGTATCAGAATCAAAGTTCTATGAGACCAATGCTGATTGCCCAACATGCAGTCAAGCTATTGATGAAGGCATGCGAGACCATAAGATTGGGCAATGTAAAAGTAAAGCACACAAATTGAACGAAGGCTATGAACGGCTGCAGATTAGCTTGGACGAAACTGTTGCAGCTCTTGCACAAACCGAAAAGACACTGCAACATCTTAATAGCCTTAACAGCACCATTCACAGCAACCTTAAACTAATCAGCAACTTTGAGCAGCGTATATCTTCATTGCTTGCTGTTAAAAACGAGCAGCACAGTGATATTGATATTGATGGTGCAACAGCTGAACTTGATACTCTTAAAGATAGCCGTGATATTCTAGGCGATCATAAAAGCACACAACTTGAAGAGCGCACCTACAATGAAGTAATTGGCGAACTTCTTAAGGATACAGGCATCAAGACAAAGGTTATACGGCAATACTTGCCAGTTATGAACAAGCTCATTAACCAATACCTACAAGTACTTGACTTCTTTGTGAGTTTTAATCTTGACGAAAGCTTTAATGAAACCATCCGCAGTCGCCATCGCGATGACTTTAGTTATGCTAGCTTTAGTGAAGGCGAAAAGAGCCGCATAAATTTAGCTATCTTATTTACATGGCGACAAATTGCAAAGATGCAAAATAGTTGCAATACCAATCTTCTTATTCTTGATGAGGTATTTGATAGCAGCTTGGATCCAGACGGTATTGACAATCTATTGAAGATTATGAATACTCTTGACTCTGATACAACCGTATTTGTCATTAGCCACAAACAAGATTTGCTGGAAGGAAAGTTCGAACAGAAGATTGAGTTTGAAAAGCATAAAAACTTTACTCGCATAAAAAGCATTTCGTAACCTATTACAAATCAAAAGGTTACAGTGCCCATTTTGCCCGTTTTAGAGCAAAATGGGCATTTCTGCATTTTAACGGTAGAATACCCATCCAACATGGTTAAAATGCCCAAAAAGCATGGTTTGCCGTAAAGTGTTGAAAATCAATGGTTTTGCTGTCACTGTAAAACTTTTTTCACATAATCAGCATTTTTCTATTTACAGATCGGAAAAAACCTGTTAGAATAACTGTATGCAAGCCGCCACTGTAAATCGCGAATCTCAGAAAATGCTAGCAAAGCTGCTAGCGAAAGAAAACATTAATGTTCGTGTTGGAAATTACAGCACTGCATTTTTTGATGTCGAACGACGTGTATTGGGATTGCCCATGTGGAATGCTGACAATAAGCAAGTAAGTGACCTGCTGGTCGGCCATGAAGTTGGCCATGCGCTATATACTCCAGCTGATGCAATCGCCCGCTTTCATGAAGCACTCCCAGGAGTTCCATTTGATATTGGCAACATTGTAGAAGATGTTCGCATTGAGCGGCTTATTCAGAACAATTACCCAGGCCTTGTGTATAGCTTCAAAGAAGGATACCGACACTTTATTGAGAAAGACTTTTTCAAAATTAACGGTACTGACTTGAGCACACTGGGTTTTGCGGACCGCTTAAACATCCGCGCTAAAATTGGCACTCAACTGCAAGTGCCAATGAATGACCTTGAAGAAGCAGTATATGCACGATGCCGCGCAGCAGAAACTTATGATGAAGTACTTGATATTTGCAAGACCGTATATGAAATGGTCAGCATCGAAAAGCGTGAGGAGGAGGAGGAGGAGGAGGCGGAAACTAAAACTCCAGACACCCCCGATGAAAATT